ACTGCGCCGTTGTTAGCAAAATGAGCTAACGTCTCTGTTCCACCACCATTTTTAATAAATGTTTCGCTATTCGACCTAATATCTAATGGCCCTGTCCCTCCTTCATAAATCACGCTTTGGCTACCATCATGATAGAGCTGTAAGTCGTTGCCACTGCCGAGGATGACTTTGTTGTTATCCCCAAATGGCAGGTTGCCCGTCATGCTGTCGCCATCACGAGAGACTGACTCGGTATCGGCTTGAGCGCTTAAGTCGTTTAACGATGCTGCTGTGACTCGAAGAGCTACCTCAACACCTGACGAGTGGCTTATTGCCGTAGTGTCGTCCTGACCTCGGACTACAGTAAAAGTAGTGCCGGATACAGCCGTTACTTTGACAACCTCTGATCCCGAACCTATTCCTATAGATGCATAGAAGTAATCTCCGCTTCCTAAAGCAGGGAACAGAGATGCACTGGTTACGCTGAGAGACGTTGCCGTGGAGGAAACGCCACTAGCCAGCGTAGTGCTAGCTAGGTTCGAAAACTTAATCGCCATGTTGGCTCCTAGCTAGCTGTTACGGTCCAAGTGATGCTGAGGCTGTCTGTACTCGCTTTGTTGATAATTGAAAATACAGTTCGGCACAACATCGTTCCGTTGGAAGATGCATTGAAGATTGCAGCTTCAACTACACCGACGTTAGAGGAGGGTGTTCCAGCTGGGAACGTAGCAATGTAAACAACATCGTTGTTGTTAACAGTGGTGCTGGTAAGAGCTACCCGCGCTACTTCAGCTGAGAGTGTGGAGTTGCTAGCAGATGGCGTAGTGTTAGTTGTACCGATTGCCATGTGGCTCATTACGCCGGCTGAAGTTCCTGCCATACGAGACGCCACAAACGCCTTACCATCAGCTACAACTAGGTTTGGAATTTCTTGGGTTTCTTTGATAGAGCCATCTTCTGCAATTAAATTTACAGTAAGGTGTCCCTTTAGTTTAAGATCATCAACGATCATGATATGTCTCCGGATTAATCATCGTTAAATATAGGATTGACGATCTTGCTTTGAGTACCACGTCGCGCTAAATCTCAAAGAATCGACAACACTTGTACCGTCAGACTTTCTAATCCATGAAGACAGTGTCGCTGCGTCAGGGTGTATATTCGAACTTTCGGTTCCGACGCAAAAAAAACCTAATTTCTATCAGTATTATAAAGATGGATTCTTCATTTGACAAAACAAATAAATCCTGCTTTGCCTATATCATATCACGCATTGAGCACCATCCTGCCCACAAGAGACTTATTTAATAGTGCTCCAGTGATTTGATGCTCAAACTCAAGAGCGTCAATCATTCCGAACACGTTGCTCTTAACGCCCTCAACATCTTTATCAACTTGAGCAAAATCATCTAGCGCAAAGTAGTCTTGTAGAGCTGCGCTAACATCAAATGACGTAATGCTCTCTGTCATTGGCACAGAGTCGTCTGGCTCACCTGTTACAGTCACAACGCCCGACGCTTCGGTAAAGACAAAGTTAAATGGTTGGCGAGTCATGACTGTCTGTTCAGTCATTGCGGTGCTAGATTGATAGGCTGTAGCCACATCAAACGCCTGAGAATCAGCCATTGATGTTGAGTGTGACAGCCCCCTGTTTGGATGGGTCACGGCAGAATCGCCAAATCCAAAACTGTCGGATCTGGGCTTGCTTACATCGATTGCAGCCTGCTCAATTATTGCAGTGCTGTCGTCAAAGCTTCTAATGTAAGTGAGCAGCTTATGGACATTTTCAGTGAACCCTATGCTGTCAGATAAAGGCTTACCAACAGACGCAACATGACTGTCGGCAAACGTAAAGGCATCACTCGCCCCTTTGTTTGGATGAGCAACTAGCGCTTCACTGAGCGTGGTAGTGTCAGAGCTGACCTTCTCAAAATGGAAGACCGGATCAGATTCAACCATGCCAAACTGATCGGTAGATACCTTCTCAAATAATATGGTGGCAGATTCAGCGACCTCAAATATATCGCTAAGAGGGTAAATCGTGGCTTCTGGATTGACGTGAACGTCATGAAGGAAGAGCTGCTGCCAGTTTACTAAGGTCGTGGAGGAGTCCAGCCTACGGTGAACCGTACTAGCTGCTATAGACTTGTGGCTTACCTTAGCGAATATAGCCATGCGCTATTAACCGAACTGTGATCGAACTTTAAACTTGATTAGGTCCAGCACTGTCTGAGTTCGACCTGAGGGATCTGTGAATTCGATTTCACCCTCTAAGATGCCGCTGTCATTCAGCGTGTTAGAGTCGAAGACGAACGTAACCTTTCCCTCAAGCGGTACGGTGATGACACCGATCAAAGTGCTAACTAGCGCAGTTTGACCAACTTGTCTTATTCGCATCCTAACGGTTCCGTTAGTAAGGTCTAGCCCTGCAAAAGTTTCAGGGTCGCCATCATCAAGAACAAAACCTTCCGCCGCAGTGTTACTATCTTTGAGTGTGATCTCGATCTCTGGGAGTTGATCTCCCTGAACAAGATCTATAGTCGTCAAATATGCCATTAGATGAACGCCCTCGCTTTACAAGTCAATGAGCCACCACTGAACCCATATTTCACCTGCCGTATGACCTTACCGACGCCCCTTTCAAACAACTGCTTGTTAGCACCCGCTGCGCTTGGGTTTGACCAAGGCTGACCAGACATCATCTGCAGTCGATATAGCGCTCCATGAGCTATCGTCTCTTTGTGCTCTTTACCTACGCTATCTGGAATACTTGAGCTGGTAGATGTCGGCTTGACCGAATAAAGAACCCGAAACGAGTCAGCAGCTGCAGGAATAGGGGCTAAGTAGAAGTCAGTGTTGTCTCTCTGAGCATAGTAAGCCGGTGTGCCTGTAGTAGTCTCATCGCCAAGGCGAAGCAGCAACTGGCTGTAGCTGACAGGTGACAACGCTGATTTGTTGTTAAAAATATCAAGTATGTGATTTAACTCTGTACCGCTAGGCAGAGATACGGCGTACTCGTTAACGCCGGCAATGATAGTAATAAACTCAGGTTCGGGCATGTAAATGTCCGTTCTTGAGCAGAAATCAATTGCCGAGTCGCGAACAGATCTTTCGATTAAAAAATCTGGGGCGCCTTGGACCTCAGGTCTAACGTACAGAGAAAAATCAGAATACTTCATTAGGCGGCACCAACCACCTCAGGTACTGGCGTTGTTGCGCCATCAGCCTGAGTCTTAACGCCCAAAGCATTAGCAAAGCTCTGGTAGTGCATCATTGCTCTCTGTGCATTGCCTGCAAACTCAGAATCCTTCTGATATGAGCGATACAATACATAGTCCAGTATACAATTCGCGTACACGTCATCTAGGCTGATTACCTGAGTATCAGTGCTAAAATTAGAAATCGCGATCTCTGGAGGCGCCGAGCTGTAAACAATTTCTAGGCTATGAGTGCCAGAGGCACCCTTAGGGTAAACGTAGAAATTCTTTGGATCGGCTGGGTCATAAACAAAATGCTCGATCTTGTTTGTTCCTGCCGTTGTCTCGTGCCAGTTAGGCAGCGTCTCATCCAAGATGCGCCTGTTAATTTGTGTGATGGCTCTGCCACCTACATTTCGAACCACTTCAATGAGTCGCAACGCTGCGCTTGGAAGAGTCTGCTTACTGCCATTAACGCAGCTATAAGTGGTGTTAACCATCTTCGCGTCTGGGCGGTGCAGCACTACTTCTTTTTGTGCATCGTTAAAGAACTTTAGAAGCTCATCGTTTGGGAACCGGACGTTTGTATTATCCTGAAGAATAATTGCAGCCCGATCTAAAATATCTACTACCTTAGTTGTCGCCATTGTTAGTCTCCCACTCAATTATTTGTAAATCGGGGTTGTTTTTGAATATCGGGTTGTACTCGAATTCGTTTCCGGTAATCACATTTTTAACCCGCTTTGGGACTAGTTCTTTTTCTACTGGCTGAGGGTTTGCCTTGTTCTTGGCTAGTTGCTGCACTTGCTCTTCGAGCTGCGCCAACGTCAACCTTCTATCCAGCTTTACACCAAACTCTTCCTTGGCTTGAATAAAAACTTCGTCTTTCTTCGTGTTAGCTTTAGTCATAAGTGTCTCGCTAAAAAGGGGGAGGAAAACCTCCCCCAATCATTAGTCGATCTTAAGTCCACTTACCAACGCAAAGTGCGTCAGGAGTAATGACCTTAGAACCGTACACCTTCAAACCACGGACCTGATCGCCAAACGTGCTTTCCATGCGGACAGTCTCAGTGTTAGTGAACTGTGACGCGAAAGACAACGCTTTGGGGTGACCAGCTAGAACGTGAGTGTAGCCTGAGTCAGAACCAGATGCTGGGGTGTAGACCATGTTGCTCTGGAAAACCTTGAACCGGTCAACCATTCCTACCAATCCGTTGCGGAGAGGTGAAGTAGCATCGCCAGTCAGGTAAGCCTGACGCAACTCTGACTGCTTGAGCATAGAGATGAACTCAGGAGAAAGAACGATGAATCGACCTTCTTCTGGGATGTTCAACTCATCAAGAGTCTTAGCCAAGACCAAGATGTTCTCCAAGATGTTGCTTGAAGTAATAGTGGTCTGCGAACCGATAGTGGTAGCACCAGTTACAGCGCCAGCCAATACGTCAGTCTCGACAGCGATACGCATACCTTCAGAAGCATCAGTAGATGCGGCTTCCAGCATGTTGATGTCAGCCTGAGCTGCCAACACATCATCTACCTTAAAGCTGTAGTACTTAGCCTTATCAATGAGCATCTCAACTTTCGCAGTTGTCAGCTCTTGAGTAGTGATAGTGCCAGCGTAGTCATTGATAGTTACAGCCGGAACTGTACGAACAACGATCTTATCGCCTTGACCAGAGATCTCACCTTCGTAGTCGGTGTTTGAAATTTCGGGCAGAATTGATTTGCTGTAAAACTTAGCCTGAAGGAGCTTTGAGAACACCTCTGGGATAAAATTTACTTCAGATGTAGCACCCGTTGAAAATTGTGAAAAAGACATTTTAATACCTCACAAGAGATTAGCGGCGTATCGATCCACTTTCCATTGCCTTGAGTATTTCTGATTGATGCTTTTCAAACGTTTTGTTTGGCATCCTCATGATCTCATCGACAGTCCAGTATTTCTTATCGCCTTTAATTTGTGACTTTCGAGCCTTGGGCATCTTCGGTTCTGCAACCGATTTAGCTCGCTCTAAAGCCTGCTCTTGCAGCGTGGGAGTTGATACACCCATGTCCGCCTTAAACCTACTAAGAACCATGTTCACATCATTAGACGAACCCTCTTGAATCCAAGTCTTCGTCTGATAGTCTGCATCCTCCAACCAGTTCAACCAGTCAGCCGTATCAATAAGTTGATCGACATCGGGGTGTACCGCTCGGATTCGCTCGAAGTGCTCGGCTTGCGCCTGCGCTTGCAACTCCTGATACTTACTTTGTTCTTGCTCAGCTAATGCTTCTTTGGCTGCGCCAACTTCATCTTGCGTTCTCTTCAACTCATCTAACAACGGTCCAGCTAGATCAGGGTAGTCTTCCCTTATCTGCGCTAGCTTGTTGTCATTTTTCGAAGACTCCACAAGTTGACCTTTTAACTCGGTGATGCTTCTGATCAGGTCGGCGTTTTGCCGCTTCAAGTCAGCTGCCTCTTGAGTCGCTTTGGTCATTCTCGCCTGTGCGCCCTTCATAGCTTTTTCGGCTTTATCTAAAGCCAACTTCAGTTCAGAGTCCTCGCTGCGTTCTGACTCTTCTACTGCGTCCTCATCCGCTAGAACTTCAGCCGTATCCGTAGGCTCGGGGGCTTCTACTTGCAACGCTTCTGGCTCTTCTGAAGTGTCCTCTTGAGGTTGATCAGCCTCTGGGGTTTCAGTCCTGCTTTTGGTCATTTGCTCGTACAATTCTTTCGCTTCAGCTTCCAGTCGCGCTGGGTCATTTCTCTTTGACATCGTTATTTCCTTCGAGTCCCACAAGTGGGATATTCGTTAGTCGATTGCGGTTGTCCGCTTAGGGGACCGCGCTTTGTCTAGAACGGCTTTTGCCGCTTCTTCAAGTTCAAGCATGAATCTAAGCTCTAGGAGCCTGCCTTGCTCAAACCTAAATGTCGTCTCGTCTGCTCCTTCTAATAATGCTTGGGCGCTATCAAATCGGGCTTTAATTAAATCCCGCAGGAGATCCCATTCCGGCATCGCCTTGAGCCGCAGGATTGCCTGCGACTGCTGCCTGTTGCATTTGAGCTTGGAGTAACTGTTGTTGCTGTTGCTGTTCAAGAGCTAATTGCTCCTCAGTCTTAATAATTTCGTCGGGATCAATGTCCATGCTTTGAGCTATATCGCGTAGCAACTGCGTGCGCTTAACCGCTCCATTGGGATCGTCTCCAACCAAAGAGAGGAACTGAAGTAAGCGCTGACTTTGCACTTCCTTCTGCACCAAGGCAGTACTACCGCGAGCAACTATTCGCAGGTCTCCCTTAGACTTCTCGTTAGTTCCAAACTCCATATTGAAGTGGAAAAGAGCCTCAATCATTGGCTCGATCAAGAAGTCATCGATATTTTTAATGGTGCTTTTAAGCGCAATATTTGCTGCGCCCATAAGCATAGACATGCCTGTCGCCGTCTTGTTAAGACCTTGGGTCTGCTCTCCATGCGTATAGCTCGGAAGCGACGTAGTCTCATCAGCAAAGCGTCGGAATATCTCTACAATCTGGTTCAATCCATTAGCGTTAGCTACTGGCTGATACCATCTGACAGCAGGCATAGAACCGTCTCCACCCTCTCGGAGGAATACTCGCCAAGGGTGGATGTCTGTCGGGTCTTCTCCTGCTGCAAGCAAGTCTGTATTTACCTCAACCATCGGACCTGACGACAAAGCCATGTTGTCTAGCCAGATTCGAGTTGCGGTATTCATAGTTCCCTGCGAATCACGCATCATGCGTGGCACGCCTGTACCCCAGAACTGGTGTGGGCTGCGCTCATACGGGAAGATATGGTATGGAATCTTGTACCCAGTGATCGGGTTTAGCATAACTTTCAACACTTTCCCGTCACAAAACCAAACACACGCAGAGTAGTCGTCAGAGCGATCGGCTCCTTCTTCTAACTCTATACCGTGCTCTTCCAGATCATAGCCATCTACAGTGCCCCAGTACTCCATAACAACGAATCGGTTTGATTCGGAGTTCTCGTGGATACCAGCAATGCGACGGCGTGTCGTCTCGTGATCTTCCTCGGTGTGGTTACCGTTTCGGTGAATCTTCAGAAGATACTTCACCATATCGGAATCAAACTGAGGCAAATCGGCTAAATCGCGCATTTGACGGCGCGTGAGCACATGACGACGGAACAAACCGTCGCAATCATTTAGCGTTGTGCAGTACGGATCAGGGTACAGATCGAAGATGCTTACACTCTCTACGTCTGGGGCGACCGTCTCAACAATACTGAGACCAAATGCCTGATCTCCTGTCTGAGGGTCCAGCATCTTAGAGTAAGATTGCTTCTTATCAATCCGTACAGTGCCAGCTTTGACCGCACCTGTACCAAAGATGCATGCCTCAAGAAACGCTTCCTTGAGCTTCATCTCTGCATTTGTCTCTATCAACTGGTCCTGTATGTCAACAGTCATGGACTCAGCTGCGTTCTTGGCAATCTCTTTCTCTACCTCCAAGAACTCTTCTTCCAGCTCCGCCATGCGTGCTGCCACCAAGTCCTGATTCATCATCGGGTCTTGTCCGCTCGCCATCATGATCTGATCCATAGCCATCTGGCGCATTTGCATCGCCTTAAGTGGATCAATCTGAGGGATCGGTGTAGGATCTACCGAGAAGAAAACGTCGCCGTGCTGGAACAATAGGTCGATTATTCTCGAATATGCCGCCATAACTTTGGTACGTGTTAAGCCGACAAACACTTTAGATCGAGATCCGGATGCTGCGTTTAGGCGTGCGAGTACGTCAGGCTCATAAATGCCCTGATATTGGCGCAAGTCTTTAAGCCACTCGTTCTCAGTTTCCTTTCGAGCGTCTTTATACTCTTGGAAGGTTCCGGCGAGGCGAGAACCCAAGCTCTGCATGCTTTGCGCTTGCAGACCGTCTGGTTCTTGCTCTAACTCCTCTTCTTCACCTTCGTACTCTAGCTCATCCATACATTAATAACCCGTCACAGGATCTAACGATTTGAAACGTTTTTGTATAATCCGGTGCCGAGGTCTCGGCATAGAAGCTAGTCCGTGCAGGGCAATAGCATAAGCCATCACCCTGTCATCATAACATCCATTCTGAGAATTGTAACTTCCTTTATCATCAATGATGTAAGTTCGCAACTCATTTAATAATTCAATGTCAGCAACCCCACTTTCACCCTGCCTTAGTAAGGTCGCTAGGTTGTCAACGATCAATGGCTTGGTCTTACTCGTGGTCAGAAAGCCACCCCGCTTTGTCATTCTGTCGCCATAGGCGCCATCAACAGAACTCTCAACGAATAGATTGGAATAACCGAGATCTTGCATCTTTCTCAGGGTGCCCAGACCGTGGTTGTTACGCTCAACTACTACATATGCATTGTTAAAACGCTTTCCGATCGTCGCCACCAGTGAGCCATAGTCGAACGGATCAATGTGTCCATGCCAGCATGCAACCTGATTACCCATCGAATCTAAGACCTGTGCGCAGCTGTAGTCGCCGTAGGCGAGACCTTCCGCAACATCCACACCGATCACGTAGTTCTCTTCTCGGGAGGGCGGATACCACTCCTGATAGTTACCGTGCTCGCGTTCTACCAGAGACCCATCGACGATGTCTCCCTTGAAGTCAGCGGTGTAGCAGTTTGTCTCACACTGAGATATTGCAGTCTCTTCCACAAAGCAGCGACCAGAGGTCAAGAATGCTTCTAAGGGAGTGCTTGGATACTCCTGACGGAATAGATCCGTGCCCCCCAATTCATCTAGCTTGGCTCGTCTAAACGAAAGCTGGGCGTCGTCCAAATTATATTTTTGCGCCAACTGATACTCTTCAGGTGTCGCCACAAAGTAAGGGGAGGGCTTCTTTCTATACTCGGGCATCCAATACCAAGGAATGAAGCAAGTAATCCACTCAGACTCACCGCGCAGAGACTTCATCACCTGATCGTAAAACCAGCCACCGGCACCGTTAGCTGTGCTCTCTAAGATCACCTCAGTATTCTTGCCACCGACAGTCTGCAGTAGACCCGCGACTATGTCTGATCCTTGGGGGTAGAAGGCGACCTCTGATCCGTGGACGAATCTGTTTGTTTGTCCTCGTCCTGTCTGTGTAGACCGTGCCGTACCAACCCTGTAGCGCGAGTTGATCTCATCAAATACGAGAGTTGACGCCGACTGAGAAGCGAGCGGCGGTTTAAATGCCGGATGAGGGACGTTGTCATAGAAGTAGCGCACCATATTAAAAATAGCGTTAGTCGATTCCGCTAGGTGCGACAGCACAAACGCGTTAGCGTTTCGATTTTGTGTGACCTTCCAGAAGTTTCTACCTTGAGTGTAGGTAGATATGCCTGTCTGGCGCGCTTTTAGCACTAATGCGCGGATATTTCCCTGCTCTTGTAGCTGTTTTTCGAGCATTCCATGGACATGAAGCTGGGCTGAATTCAGCACAAATGGCTTAGACTCCCCCTCTTTCGTCACGATTTTCAGCATGTTCTTGCTGTATAGGGGGAAGTTACCCTTGAGTTTTCTGGCTACCTGCTCAATTTCCACTGCTACTCACCACTGCGCGGCACCACCAAATGAAATCATGATCATTGAGAGCGCCTTTCATTATATTTACGCGGGCACAAACCAACCTTACATTGCCCTCGACATATCCCTTCTTGGTGTCAATCCGGTCAGGACTGACAGAAAGGTCCGAATGATCCAAGGTTATATGCATAGGCAGATGTGAAACGGCACATATACCTCTCTGCTCATCATATAGCGCCAGTAAGTAGTCAAGAGATACAGGTTCTCCCTCATATTTCTTTTGCTTGTGACGATACCTAAGACTTGTTAAACGATGCTGCAAAAACCCTTCTAGACTGGCGTTGCCTCTTTCTTTATTGCTCAGCGATTTACATGCTTTGCACTGGCTTCGCCCGTCCGATAAGAACTTGTCTAGGCTTTTGGTAGCGCCGCAAGTGGTGCATTTTTTACGAGCAGCCGCCACGATATGTCCCTCGTTAGATCCTCAAATCTAGCTACGGCTTTTCGACTGTTACTGACAGCTACTCGATCCCCCATTAGACTTGTACCAAGTCCTATACATCCCTGTACATCTTTAGGGAAGTTCGCTGCGTGAATCAGGATGTAGGTTCGATCCTTCACGTCTTGTATGTGATAGGTCTCCCCAAAGCGCGGAGATGTCCGCCAAGCAACCTCATAGCTACCCTCAGGAATGCAGGACACGTTTGGCGCGTTATCTAGCCATGGGCGCTCTATCGTATAGAACCGCTCACCGTAGAAGTCTATGACGCCCAACGTGCCCTCTGGGTGATAAGCAAATCGATTCAGCTCGATATCAACCATTGTCGTTGCCACCTCTTTTTCTAGCCCGAACATCATTCCGGTCCTTTCGACTGGGCTTGCCGAAGATTCGTTCGTAGCCTTCCTCGAATTTTTTAGTATTTTCTGGGCGCCGGTTATCACCCTTGCTATACAGGGTTTCACGAGAGTTTTTCATTTCCTATGCCTTGCAGTCTTCTTAGCGATTTTTTTTGGCTGAGCACTGTGCTGCTTTCCTGCCTTAGTGTCAGCGCGTTTCTTCCTGCTCGTAGCAGCGTATTCCTTCTTGCTCAGGGCATCCCTAGCCGACTTGGGTAGATACCGCTCCCCAGTCGCTTTACTGCCCTGTGTGGAGTTCTTGCCGCTCTTAGTGCCCCACTTTTCGCCGGTCCACTTCTTTAAACTCTTTTGCGATTTTTTGAGAGGCATTAGTCTCGGTATCCTCCACCAGCTGCTTTATATTCCTTGGCTAACATCTGCGCTTTTCGCGCAGACCACTGCCCCGCTGAACCACCTTTGCTGCCAGCCTTAATCTTGTTGAACAGGCGCTTGCGCATCGCTGGCTTCGTATAGTTGCCAGCGCTATTCACCGTAGATTTCTTCTTGGGGGCAGCTTTCTTGGCAGGCATCTTTACTTCTTAGCCTTTGGCTTAGCTTTTGCTTTCGCTTTTGGCTTCGCCTTCATGGCAGTTCCCGCTTTTTTAGCCGCAGATTTCGCCTTAGCCATGCCTTCTTTCGTGTATGCGTACTTCTTACCGTTTACCATTGGCATAATTAGCTTCCTTTTTTCCATTTAGTTGATGACGACTTGGTTTTGGAGGGCGCCCATTTAGTTTTTGCCGCCCAATAAGCTGCACTCATCTTGCCTTTGCTTATATTCTTGGCATGACGGCTCTCAAACGCCTTTCGCTGACCTACTGTCTGATTGGTTTTGACGCCTTGCTGCCCGAATCTGATCGTTTTCACCTTGTCACCTTCCTTGGCAACAACAACGTGGGACTTGGTAGGGTGATTAGGAGTGCGCTTTGGTTTGTTATACCCACTGACGCCCGCCTTAGTTAGTCTCGAATCCTTCTTTTCCGCCATTTCAAAAAATTCCTATGTGTATTTTTTCGTTAGGTACTCTCATAAGGACCGCCCCCCCTAATCGACGAGGGTAAGCTCCACGCCTTCGCTCTGAGATACCTCTATAAGCGTGTATACCGCCTCCTGTACTTGGTCGGTAAGGTAGTACAACTGATCTCCGAATCGCAGCGAGGTGATCATAGGGACGATGTAAGCCTCAAATGTGAACTCATCCATGTCTAAGTGATTGAGTGCCGTAACACGATGCATTAATAGTTGGTTCATTTTTTGCCTCGGTACTCTCATAAGACCCGTCGGGGGTCAAAATACGGTGCTGGTTCCTCATATAGCCCCCATGGAACCAGACTCTCGATCGGCGCTCGGAGCCAGAAACTACCCCCCCCCATCACCCGAAAAGCCGCCTTTCGACCCCTCGGATTCGACCAATTACTGCCTGAGCAGTTGGTCCAATTAGTGCAAGTCGTTGTTATCGTTGAGGTCTGTGATCGTCAGATCGACCACATCGTCCTCTTCAAGGTCCAAATCAGCCAAAAATGACCCGTTGAACTGCACAATTTCCTGCTTTTCTGGCGCAATCCAGCCTTCTGCCTTGAACAGCTGTTCGATAGCCCTGAGACGGTCTGAATCCTTCTCTGCGAGCTTTCCCAGTTGCTCCAGCTGATCGATCCACTCAACCCTTCTCTGCTCTGAATCCTTGCTCATATTCGCTCTAATCGCCTCGATTTCTGCTTTTACACTAATATTTTCTAACAATCGGAACGCCTGAACGTTCGGGTGCTTGTACCCTGCAATGTCTGCCGCTTTGGTTGCATTGCCTAGCGCCATATACGCCTCGACAAACTTCTGTTGCCTGAGATTCAGTGGTTTGGGCTTATCGCTATCTACATACATTCGTTACATCCCCTATATGGGAAGACGGCACTGGGGTGTGGGTTTGTTTTTTCCCGCCTCATAAAAATTTCGCGATTGCGGTGATGACTGCGGCGAATATGATCCATGCGCCTCGCTCTGCGACCATGCCTTTACCTGCCTGCTTCGCCATGTCCTGCTCAACCTCTCTGATGTTTCCCTCGATCTGGTTGATGCGGTACTCATGCCGGTCGAGTCGCTTATGACTGCTGACCAGTCGCTCATCGATACGGGCTAACACTGCGACGGTGTCGCTCAATTGATCGAGTTTTGCCTCGATCCGGTCAAACCTTTTCTCGATGCTCAATTCCATTACCTATGCCGTTTGTTCCGGTGAAAAAACTAATCTGGATTGACTCAAATTGTATCGAAATTCAAATTATTTGTCATTTATTTCATCTGAAGGTATTGACACGCATTTCCCTAGAGCCTAAGGTTCGACCCATGCAGTGCTGATCTGGCACTTCATCCGACCCAGAGGTCATGGGGGCGGCAGGAGGATGAGAACACCCCATCCAAGTGCTGAAGCGGCAAGACCCAACAAGTGTCTGCGTCTACATGGCGCACTGATGAGATCAACCAAGATCGAAACACTTAGCCTGAGGAGGCAATCATGTACACAGACATCGAAATCGTAATGAACATCGCTAAACAACTCGCTGAGCGTATCGAGAGCCGCGCACTTCTGGCTGACTGCACTGACTTCAACGACGCAGAGCACGTCGCAACGCTTCATGCAGTAAGTGATGAGATCAACGAGCTAATGGATCGTGCGGATTACTACACTGGCAAGATCATGGCTAAGCAAATCAAGCTCGTTGCCGCATAAACCTACTGA